TTCGTTATACTCCTGCTCCCAATCTAACTCCAAGGACTTCTTTTGTTTGTATAGGTCTTGAGTCATTTGTTACTTCCTCATAAGTAATCCATTTACGTTTTTTATTTGTAAATCCATCACTGTCAAATAATACCTCATTTTTTCCCAATTTGTCAAGGATTGAATTTTCAATACTATTTACATTATCTTCACACATAATGCGGAAGTCAGCATAATAGCCATGATAGCGGATTTGTACTCGGAAGTTTTTCATAGTCGTATTTATAAATCTATCTTTCAAATGAGGCCGTTTTGAGGCGGCCTCATTAATTACTTATTATGCTCCTGGTGAAGCAAAAATACCTCTAGGGTCAGAACAGCCGAAACTGTATCTTTCTCTAGCTTTGTATCTCACATTACCAGTATCGAAATCGCCTTCCATTGCAGTTGTCAATGGTGCACGATTGAACATTTTCATACCGTTAGGTACGTCTGTAATGATGTAAAATGCATCAGAATCAGTTAAGAAATTGTTCACATGATAACCTTGTGGAACCATTCCCATAGATTTGACAGCATTGATATCATTATCAGCTGTTCCCACTCTGCCTTGAGACTTCATCAGTCTTTCAGCAGTAAATTGCAATTCAGAAGGGATGATCATTTTCATTCCTCTAGCTGCAATTTTAAGACCTCTTTCGTCCGTCATTTTAGCGATGTCTATTAAAGACTGCTCTAATGATGTTTCGTTAAGATCTGAAGCTGTTGCAAGCGTGTTTGAAAACGTACCTGCAATTGTCGGGTGAGATGCGTTAATAAGCGAAACTCCGTCACCTGTTTTAAAGGTAGCAGTTGCCGGTAGGCCATTAATTAATGGTTCTACTGACTTCACTTGTTTTGCATTACTCATCGATCTAGCTAAAGCTTTCGTGTATCTAGAAGCGATTCTATCGTAGAGATTATCTTCGATAGCTTCTTCTGTGATAGCGAATGCTAAAGCTACAGTTTCATTAGTGTAACGTGCAGTAAAAGTTTCTTGAGCGTCATCATAAGAGATGCCTTGCCCTTCAGCTTTTACGTCCGCGTTTGCGAAACCACTTAACATTACTTCTTCTTCAAAAGCTCTGTCAGATGATTCTTGGGTATAAATTTCAGCATGCTGATTTTCATACCTTTTATATTCCAGCCCAAATAGTGCATTTAGGCCAGGTTCTAGTTCTTTAACTAGCTGTGCTCGTGATATTGCCATGTCTATATGCTCCTATTAATGCCACGTATGACTGTACTGGTTTAAGTTATGACAAACAACAACTGATGCATTCACTGATGCAATGTCGTTATTAGATGGATCTTCTGCAGTTCTCACTACTCTCCACGTTCTATCCGTGTTGTGTAATGCTCCCGTTAAAACGAAAGAATCAGATTGACCACTTAAAGTCGAACCACCTGTTGTTGCTGCTGCTGCGACTACTGTCAAGCCACATGTTTTACCCATGTTTGCTTGCGTAATAGCTGCTGCCGCTACACCAACGAATAATTGTTCTTTATTGTCGATAACAAAAGCCTGTATGTCTTCGGCGTTTGCTGGAGTAGTACCTGCAACGAAATGATTTGCCCACGTCGGCTTCAATGTTGTTGAAGCGTTGTAGAAACATCCGTTGAAAATACCTATACTTTTATTGGTAATGACTGACTGTCCTTGTGTGATATAACCAGCTAACATCACAACTGATGCTCCTTGGTATATCGAAGTGTTGTAGGCACTATCAATTAAGTATTTACCTTGACCTTGATTTGCCGGTGTAGAACCAATAGTTCCAGCAGCGATCAAACCAAACCCGTTTGTATTTAGGTTTGCCATTGTATGTACTCCTTGTATCTCTATTGCTAGAGACGGTTAAATAAAATCGATGATAGGCATTACGCCATAGAAATAAAATTACTTCTTTGTACCACCGAAGGTTACACGAGACTGTCTATCAATATTGATAGGCATCCTCTTATCCTGCTCCTTCATAAGATCGTTGTTTACGGCTTCGCTTCGGTCTTTATGACGTCTTGTCATATATTCCTGACGCTGCTTCGCAATCTCTTCTGGTACCTTTGCAAGCAAAAGGCCACCAACCCCAACAACACCTTTGTAGCGACCTTCGTCTACTACTGGATAGTCAGAAGCATTTTCGACTTCTTCGGCTCGAACTAATTCATATCCTTCTCTTAAACGTCCGGATACATTTTTCGAATCTTGAAATCCCATGACTTCCGCTCTAATCCATCTATACCTGAATCCATCAGGTGGTTTAGGTGCATCTAGAGAAGATGGAGGAACCCACACTTTTGGTCTTTCAGACTTTGACCGTGTTTGGCTCGCACGAGGTTGTTTTGTTTCTTCTTGTTTCATACGCTTATACTACTCCCTTCGTGTTTTTTATTTGTTTTGCGTAGTCTTCGAGTGGCACTCCTAATCTTTTTGCAATGTGCACCTGTGAAGAAGTGAGTCTCACAGTTTTGCGACCAGGGCTTACGCTTCTTTGAGCTGAAGCGACCGTCTGAACGGGCGTGGTCGTTTGCTTATTATCAGTTGTACCAAATTTATGCGGAAAGTCAACACGAATTCTTTTATCAATTTCCACATAGTATTCATTGGATTTAGGATCAAAACCTTCTTTTTCAACTAAATCTTTATGAATTTCGAACGCAGTAAATGTCATAGCTCGATTTTGACCGAACCATGTGTTTTTGCTAGCCCAAGCTTCAGCTTGAGGATCAGCAGGTGCTAATTGAGATTCAGACTGTACTGGTTGTCTCACATCCGCAGGTCTTGCAGGTGCTTCTTCTCTAATTATTTTGCTTTGCTCTAATTTAGCATTATCAAATGCTAATGTCGCAATCCTCTTATTGGCATCAACTTGCGCCTTGGCATCTCCACTTTCAATAGCTGCAGCTAATTCTCTTTGTGCTGCATCCATTCCAGTTTTAATGCTTGACTCAAACTTTTTAATATAGTCGGCATCAGTTTTTTCAAAACGTTTTTCTAATATCTTACGTTTTTCTTCAACTGATTGAGCATACTCGGTAGCTGCATCTCGCTGTCTTTCAGCTTCACGCATCTTACGAGTAAGTTTAGCTATTCTTGATTGAACGCCTTTACTATAATCTTCCAGTTTTTCGTCATCTTGTTTAGTTTCGACTTTTGTTTCTTCTTTCGGTGTTTCTGTTACTTCTTCCTTGATCTCTGTTTCTTGTTTCGTCTCTTTTGATTCAGTCTCTACGACTGATTCATCTTTTTCTTCAGGCACATCTATCTCGACCGCTGGGCCAGAGGTATCAATGTCTACCGATTTTTCACTCGGTTTTTTTTCTTCTTCAGGCATAGTGCTCCTTTTCTATGTTAAAATTCATGCAAGAGGTCCTCTGGACTCTTGATGGTTGCTAGTATTTCGTCGTCGTTAAGAAGACGAATTTCTCCTCCTTCAATCTTAATTCTAGAGCCAGCATATCGAGCAAACATTACCCAATCACCAGTCTTGCACCATGGACCTTCAGGATATCTTTCTTTATCTTGATAACACTGTGGACCCATTGCTAGAATTAAACCGCACTGTGAAGCTACTTGTTGTTTCTCTAAAGTAGAATCAGCTAGTACAATTCCTCCTTTGGTTTTATCTTTCATTTTGAAAGGTAAAACTAAAAGTCGCCAACCCGTAGGTTTAGGCAAATCTTCATGTTGTTTTTTGTATTTTTCTTCTAATCCAAGTTTATTTTTGGGGATCTCTTGGCTTGATGTCGATGATGGTTCCTTCATTTTTTTGCTCCTTAATGTTTAGCAGGTTAGAGAGTTCCTGTCTGGTTGCCTCTAGGGCATTAATCTGTCCTATTATATACTTATATGTTTCCATATTGTCAACCCCACCTGATGTTATATTCACAGATAGTTGTTCAATACGTTGCGCTAGAAAACGATTTAACTTTACAATTATACTTTCTAAATCCATTCAGACTTTCTTATCTTATTTTATCTCCATAAAATTTAACTAAACTAGGATTACTTACATTAACTCCGCCTAGGCTTCCACTAATATAACTACCATTATAAGGCTGTGCTCCAGCTTTAGGAGTCATTCCACCTATAGCCATTCCTTTTCTTTTAGCAGCCATTTTCTTAAATGTTTTAGCTAAAGCTTTAGCTCTACCAGTACATCCAGGTTTTGTTATTGGGGTACATTTTCCTTTTGTACCTCGTGCTTTAATTGATTTGTTAACTTTTTGAATCCACTTTTTAGCCATTAGTCTTTTATTCTATAGTGTTTATTAATTCTACTCATAATTCTTTTCTTTTCGTCTTTTAAATTTCTTTTGCCTTTTTTAGAAAAAGCTCTTTCAGAATCAACACGACCTAGTTCTTCTAGTCTGTTTTCTCTTGAAGTATTAACATGTCCACCATCAGCTTTCTTGTCTCTTTTAACTGGTGGTTTATAGGGTTCTGTATTTTTACCTGTAGATGGATCAGCACTATATTTCATTTTGTGGTACGGACCTTGGTTTCTTTTTAAAACTTTAGTCTGACCTAAATGAGCTCTTTGTTTAATAGCTGATTTTGCTCCTTTAATTTTATCATCTAAATCTTTAGCAATTTTTTCTCTTTTAGCCCAAGTTTTTGTATGACCTGCTTGTCTACTGCTTTCAATAGCTTCTTTACTGGCACCTGGAACTTTTACCCTTGGTTTAACACCTGTGATTGTAGGTCCTCGTTCACCGTATTTAATTCGTTCTTCACGAGTAGATTTTCCACTAGCTATTTTTTTCTGTTTATAGCTTTTAAGAGCTTTTCCAAAACCTCTTTTAGCAATTCCAAATATACTAGCCATAATTATTTGTCCATTGTTGAAACAGCAGAGTACGCTCTTTTGCCAGCTGCTTTTTCAGCACCTTTAGATTCGTCTCTTCTGTCTTTAAAGCTTTGTGATTTTTTTCCGTTACGTGCACCTAAAGATTCGTCAAGTCTATCATTGTAGCCTTGTTTCTTTTCGCTGCTTCCATAAGGAAATCTAACATTGCTTCTTACACCGTTTTGTCTCATATCTAACTCCTATCGTATTTATTAAACTAACGCAATCTATTTTTTAGCTCCACCATTTCGGAATATCTGCGTTCCTTTTATTCCAAAAACACTTGCAACGACTAAAATCCATAAATTTGTAAACCATTTTGGCAGATTTGAAAAATACTCAAAGAATACATCTATCTTCTGCATAGCCGCCGGATCCTCTGTCCAGACCGACCAAGCGAGCACCACGATGGGGAGTGTCAAAATCGCAAGTACGATTTCGTCCTTGTAATCGTTATCTCGTGATTCTAAAAGTTTGCCTTGGTAAGATTCCTCACCTCGGGCCATACGCTGTGCATGCATTAACTGTGCATCAGACATAGCCATCTTTGTCTTTTGTCGATTAGCGTATATCTTACTCCCAGCTTGTAAAGCAATTTTTGCTAAACCAAACCAGGCCATATTAATACCACTTAACTTCTGATTTTTTTTCTTTTAACATTCTACGTTGGCCACCAACTTTATTCTTTGTTGGTATACCTTCAGGAATTGTAACTTCAACTCCACCTTTAGCATATCCGTCTTTATTGACGAACTGTTTAAAGTTTACACCTTTGTAGAACGGCTCTTTTTTATTTGCCATATTTACCTCCTAGGTCCTTTTAAAGTATTTACATCTTTACGCTTATATCGGTCTGAAGTCAATTTAGTATCTGCTGCTAAATAAGCTTTATTCATTGTTGTGTCAGCTCTTAATTCAGCTAATTCTTCATTTTGATCTAGTTTATCATCAGCAATATCTTTAGATTGAACTAGTTTAGCTGAATCAATATCTATTCTAGCTTCATCGTACTCTTTTTTACGGTGTTGGTCCATAGCTCTTAAATCTATTTCTCTAGATTTTAATTTAAGTAATGGGTCATGATCGAATTGAGAAGTAATCTTTTTCTCTTCCTTCATAAAGTCTTCTGTCATTTCTGCAATCAATACCGCTTTTCTAGCTTCCATAGTTTGTTGAATTTGTTGTAACTGTTGAGCAGCTTGCGGATTGCTTGGTGCTTGTTGTTGCAATTGTTGTAACATCATCATTTGTTGACTAAACTCTAATTGAATTTGTTCTTGAGCCATTAAACTAATGTGCTCTAATATATTTTTTTGTAAGGCTCCCATAATAGGAGGATTGTTTCTTACCATATTCGTAGACATAAAATTTAAGTGAGCTGTAATGTGGGCTCTATGGTCTTGTCCTGGAAACGCTTGAAAAGGTTTACCTGCTAATGCATCTATATTTTCTAAAGAAGGGTCTTTAGGCATATTAGGCGGAGGCGGTGGTAATACTTGATCAATATTCTTAACACCTAATGCTTCATACATTTTTCTATACGATTGATAAAGATTATGCATTTTAGGTTGAGACATCGCTAGTTGTAATTCAGTTTGAGCTAATGTAATTCTTTGAGTCATGGAAAAAACATTTGGATCTGCTACCGGTAAAATATCTATCCTGTCATCAAAATCTTGTTGTTTAATAACTCTTGCACCACCCACTACATCGTAAGGATATTCAGGTGGTAAATACGTTGAAATAATTTTAGCTAGTAATTTAAATTCTTCCTTCATAGAGAAATACAATCTCTTATGAATAGCTGACATCACTTTAGATCCTCTTTCTAAAAGAGCCATTGTTGTGCCGACCGCACCTTGATTAGAACCTTCTCCAACTTGTAATTCTGAAATAGCAGCAAATCTTTGACCTGCTTGAACCACAACCCCCATTAATTGTAATAAGGTTGCTGATGGTTCTTTATAAGGAAGAGGTAAAAAAGCTTCTCTTAAATTTCCACCGGGTGCATCTACATCTTTAAATTCACCTGGTTGAATAGGAGACGCTTCATCTCTAACTCTTACTCCACGTTGTTTAAACCCTGCAGGCAAATTAGATAATGTACCGGCATCGAGTAATTGGCGGAGAGCAACTGTTGCAGTTCTGCTCAATCCGCCAATCATATGAATGAGTCCAAAACCATAGAATCCTAGTCCTGGCAGAAATTTGAAGTGGACAAAGTATTGGATTCTTTGTTTTTTTGGATCATTGGGCGCAAAGTTCCTTCTGATAGAAAGAACCTTATAACTTCCTTCATCGATTGTAACAATGTAAGGAAGCTTGATACCAGTCGGTTCCCCGTCTGGACCAATATCTTCGAAGCCTTCGATATCTAAATCGATATGACATTCTAATAAGGTATAAATAGGTTGTTGACGTCCGGTTCTTTGAGTACCTTCTATTTGACGTTCTTTTTCTTTAATTTCATCTTTATCGGTTTGATAACCTGGAGGTCCTAATTCTACATCACTATAGAATCCAGCAACCTGTTGTTTTCTTAAATCATTTTCAGAAACTTTAAGAACATGAATAATAGCTTCTGCATCTGCTAGAGAAGTTGCTGTATAAGGAACAACCACATCTTCCGCAGGAATAAATTTAGAAACTGCTCTTCCTAATAAATCATCATAATAAACTTTTTTAAATGTAGAACCTGCTAATGGTAAATGAAATAACATAGAATCAAATTCAGGTTCATATTCTTTCATCTGATCCATGATTTGATAATTCATGAAATCTTTAACTCTATTAGCTTGTTGTTCTTTAGCTGGGTTTTGTGCACCCATAATCTGTGTTCTTACTGGTCCATCAGCTGGGAGTAACTCTTTATAAGCCGTCGCTTGAAATTGCGTAACTGCTTCTGCAAGAACTGGGTGAGTCGCACCACTAGCGCCTTGGAATGGTTGAGTTCTGTTTTCATATTTAAATCCTAATAAATCTAATCCTTGAGTATAAGTTTTTGACCACTCTTTACGTGAATTTTTATAATCCACATAATTTTCTCGAAGTCTAGAACCAATTGGACTCGTTATTTCTTCAGGAAGTAAATCTGCTAAATTATCAAAATGAGATTCTGTTCCAGGAATGTTTGGATTTGCATTTGGGTCGAAATCAATTGTTGCACCCCCATCTTCTTCAGGGACAACTTCAATTGGACCTTTTTCTTGAACTTCCGTTACATCAACTTCTGTAAGCTCTTCTGGAGAGCCAGGTAGTTTTACGTTTGGGAGTCCTTTATCTATATCTGCCATTTAATACTCCGTTGTTTTTTTAACATGATAGGGCATAGAAGGCAAGCCATAAGGTTGAGGCCCTGATTTAGGGGGTAAAGCTCCTGGTCGTCTAGGGTCTAATCTTGTTATTCCACCACCAGCATAACCTCTTGTATCACCGCCAACCATCCAATCCTTTTGAGCTATTGTTCCAGCCTTTTGTCTTTCAAGTATGGTTTGTTGTTTTGCCAAGTTTGCTTGTTCTTGCGCTGCAGTCCAATCCACCATTCCTTGATCGTATAAATCCATATTAAAATTTTCATTTCTTGGACCTTCTAAAAAAGGAGCTTCGGCTTTTTGTTTTCTTAATAAAGAATCTTCAATAGCTTTTGTATTAGCTCTATCAAATCTACCTTGATCCATTCCTATTCTAGCGGGTTTAACAAAACGATCTGTATCCGATATTGAACTATATTCATCACGGGCCGCTTGAACGCCCTGTGCTTCTTCTCCTAAAGAACCTTCAGGTAAATAAGAAATTATTTCTTCATCTTCGGATTGTCCCAACATAGGTCCAAAACCAAGATCAGTTGCATTTCCTATTATTCTTTTCCATGATTCTCCACCAGCATAATCTCCAACTGCAAAAGGAACCATAAAACCAAGTTCTCCCAAAATACCCCAACCAGTAAAAGTAGCCAATGTTTTAGCACCCTTTAATAACTTACTAAACTTCTGTAATTTTTTAATAGCGTCACCATCTCCATTAGCTCCCTTTTGAACTAGTTGATTAAAAGATTTTTTATAATCTTCTGGTGAACAAACTCCCCCCTCTGCTTTAGAACAGTCTATGGGAGATTTTGCTAAAACGTCCGCAATAAAACCAACACTTTGTTTTCGTTGGGCAGCGTTCATATCTTTTAAAGGGATGTCAGCTAATTCATTCGGTACATTTGCTTTAAAAGCAACCGTTTGAGATTCGTCTAATCCTTGATACCCTCTAGGAGTATCCGCTTTATATCCAAATTTTCCTTTTTGGTCTTTACTTAAAGTAATTCTTCTTTTTGGATCCTCTACAGTGGGGGACGGTATAGAATATCCTTTTTTTAATCGCTTAAGGTTAGCCATCATTTCATCTGATTTTCTTTGCCATCCTTCCGGTTTTTTATCTTTTAAATTTTTAATTTTTTTTTCAAGTTCTCTTACTGTCTTTTCTTCAGGACTCCATTGTGTTCCCACACCAGGTTCTTTACTTTTATAATTTTCATCTAGAATAAGACTCCTTAATGTTTCTGGACTATCTAAATTTAATCCGTGGTGTAAGACCACATTCATATCTTTAGTTCTTCCTGATAGTTTCCTTGCATCTCTTTTAAGTCTACCTGGATCTGATTTATTTCTTTTTTGTTTTATTTTTTTTTCTCCGGGTGCAGTTCCAGTCACTATTTTATCTTTAATGGTAGATTTAATAGCTGAATTCCAAGAAGCACGATTTCCTTTAAGACCCTTTTTTTTAGCTTTTTCAAATGCTTCTTCAAATTCTTTTTCTAAAAGCGATCCTTCATTTTTAAGAGATCCTCCTTTATGAACTAAATCCCCCTTATCATTTACATCATAAAACGTTTCAATATATTTTTCACTATATCCTGAAGGTAATTTTTCTAAAATATTTTTAAGAAATTGAGGAGACATACTTCCTCCTCCTTGTTTTTTAACCCGCCCCCCGTTGTCAAAACCAGGACGTGTCAACCAGTTCATCATGTCTTGATATTTTTTAATTTCCATTATTCGCCTAACATTGAAGCGAGACCACCTGAAGCTTTTTTAGTACGGATCATGTCAAGTTCATTAGCAATTTCTTCAAATTGTAAATGATCTGAATCATCTACATAGAATTCAGCATCTTTCATTTTACCATCCATGTCTGGCGTAACTGAAACTTCTTCAAACTCATCGGCTTCTCTAAATGATTTTTGAGTTCCAAGTCCCTCATCGGTAACTTGCGTTTTACCTTTAGTCACACTCATTTCAATTTCAGGATTTACCATACGGTTATCATCACCCCATTTTATATTTTTTTTGACTCTTGTTACATCTCCCGTTGCATCTTCAATTACATCAACTCCTTTATAAGTATACTGGGTGTCTGGAAATTTAGAATAATCACTATCCATTATTTTTTTAACACCTTTAGCTTTAATTACTTCAATAAGATTATTCCAATACATAGGAACACCATCAGCTGTTCTTTTAATTGCTTCAACAGCTTTTTCAACAGCTGGAGCTGCAACTTTTGCTCCTTTAAGATATTTTCCTATAAAAGGAAGTGCTGCGAGTCCTCCCATCATTTTTAAAAATCCTCTACGACTTGTACCGCCTTCTTTCATCGGGGTTCGTGGTCCGGGATTCGAGGCCATTTGTGCCCCTGCCATTCCAGCAATTCCCTCCGGTGGTGCATTGGCCATGGCTTGTTGTTGTGGGCCTGTCATCCAAGGTTGGGGTTGCTGTAAAGGTTGTATCAAGGCGCCTGGACCTTGGCTCATGGATTGAATTTGATTGGGTGCTTGGTTCATATTTCCACTTGAAATAGGAGGTCCTCCTGCGAGGCCACCACCTTGATAAGGTGTACGATCGTCATAAAAATTAGCTGCATAAGTGGGTTCACCGACTAACGGTGCAATTCCGCCTTCTGCGAAGTCTCTTTTTCCTGGAAAATCTCCCCAGTCAAAATCAGGCATGAAATCTTCAATATCTACACCTTCAGCATCAGCCATTTCACTTTTTACCCACTGTAAAGCGTCATCAGGGTTTTGTCCTTCCTTTTTCATGACGTTTCTAGCCTTTTGAAGAATACCAATTTCTTGAAGATTGTATCCTTCCTGCGCTAAATCAATATCTGTTAATTCTTTTTCCCAATTTTTCATTAAACGAATGTTCATTCGGTCTTTTTTTGGTTTGACTGCTTTTTCAAAATCTTCTTTTAATTTTTTTTCTTTTAAACGTTTCACTGCATCTTTGTTATTAGATTTAATTTTTTCAATTGCTTCTGGTGAATCTTTAAATAAAGGTTTTTTAGTGTCAGGTTTAAATAATCTT